GAGCCTTTTCTGGATTTTTCAACGATTCCATTGCATCGGCTTCATGCTCTGCCAAAATACCGGCCTCATACGCGGCAGCCATTTCGGTATTTGCAACCCTATTCCAATTTCGTCTTAAATTCTCTGCTGTATATTTATTCAGCTCTTCATTCTTTTCTACATTCCAGTATAAATCACTGGCGACCTCTATCGGNCTTTTATTNTCTTCTAATCCCTGTTGAACCTGCTGCCTNATNGCTTCCTGAATNTCATTACTGGCCTGNTTGACATACATGGAAATAGANGACAATTGNTTATTTAANGCATTTTTTTCAGCATTTTTAAAGTCATACTTTTTATANGCCTCTTGNAAAGTTTTNGGCATTTCACCTTTATACTGGTCAAAATTTATNTGATATAAAGATTTTTTNTGATAGGGTTTTTTCTTTTTTCTNAAATTGGCNGTCTGCTTTCCGAGTTCATGGGCTTTAATGGTTATGTCCTCAGAGACTATATTCATTTTCTCAGACCAGTATTTATCAATAGCATTACTAAAATCCTGCCATTGTTTTGCGGTCATTGGCTTTCCAGTCTTTTCATAAATCTTTTTTTTGTATCTAAAAGGCGGGACTTTATGGCTGAAAATATTTTTAAATTTTTCAAAAATAGACTTAAAGAACCCTGCTTTTTGCAGGTCCCCAGGCTTGTTCCTTGCTAAATTATAGGCTTCTTTTTCGGATAATCCAAGATTGATTGCAATGCCGGTATATATTTCATTTATAAGAGCGAAGCTGAAAACGTTCCAATATTCTCTTAACTCTGAAATATATTTTATATCATAACTTTCTTTTTCAAATAGTTGATTTAATTCTTTTTCCATTTTTTATTTCCAAGAGAGCGGCCTTGACTGATTCGGAATTTTAGGAAAATTGGAGGGTATCAAGGCCGCTCCTGAAGGAAGAACATAAATAGAAAAATTCACTCCTGACCTTTTGTCAATTACTTTTTATTGTCTCTGGCAATTGCGCCCCAACCCCAGGAATCTTTATTTTTATTGGAGTTTTTTCAATAGTAACTTTTTTTGTCTGGCATCTATATCCTGAAAAAGCAATCCCAACCGCCAAAATAATAAGAATTGCCTTCCACCATATTCTTTTAAGCATTTCCATGATTTTTAATACAAATTCACTCTTTTCCATTGTTAAGCCTCTCGGTTATTTGATAGTTTTCTGTAATATATAAAAATTGCTCAATGCAAAATAATTTTCTATCTTTGTTACACTGGTTTATTTCACACCGTCTGCAAAAAGTATTTTTAATGTATAAATAAATTTCAGTCCAATTTGTTTCGTCTATTATTGTTAATTTCAAATTCGGTTTTTTCAAATCTTGAGTCTAATATTCGGAAAACCTGTTTTACGTCCGATTTTATCTCTTTAACATCTTCTTTTAGCATTTCCATACTCTGCTCATTCAGACAAAGTCTTTTATCATGGTCAACAAGGGTATTTGCCATTGAAGCCCTGCCGTTAGTTTGAGCTTCTATCTTTATAAGCTGGTCTTTCATTTCTTCCACATTAGACCAATATTTTTTCCCCCATTTTATAATATGTATGCCCAAAAAAATTATAGCAATTATTCCGGTTCCCATGCCTATCGCGATTAAACCGAGGTTAGACTTGGCTAATATTTTTATTATATCTTCCATTTTATGACGTTTTATTTCCTATTGTTTTATTTGAAGAACTAAACGTGCTACTTCTCTCAGATGTTACCGTACCTGCCGCGGAGACATCGATCCTGCTACCGCTCGTAGTTGGCATTAAAGCTGATCTATTTTCAATACTAAACCCGCCTACCCTGGCTATTTGTTTTTGATTTTCCATTATGTCAAAATTACCACCTTGCCATTATAATCAAGAGGCATTACATAATAATCGCTTGCTACACTATTGGCAGGAGAAAAACTATCTTTGAAAACAATCCCCCCTTCAAAAGTAACTAAAGGAGCTGCTGCTCCGGTATTAACCAGCGCAACTAAATACGCTGTCGGTTCTTCATCTAAATCAATGATGTGAACACTCCCTGAGTATGTCACATTAGTTAAAACTTTTGTCCAAACATCTTTTGTTAGTGTAACTACTGTACTTGCCATATTATGCCACCGTCCCGAAAGAATTTACTCTCTGAATCTTTTGAACTGTCGGAGAAGAAGACCCTTGAACAACAATTATTCTTCCGACCAAAACAGCGCCTTCCTTAATCGCATCAGGAAGGTCAGTTATCATGTCGGATTCTTTAGCTTCTGCCAAAGTATCGAAACTTCCTGACAAAATATTAAACGCCAATAGATTCGCGTCATCGATTGCCCTATATATATAATTTATTACATATTTTCCACCGGCCAAAACCTGCAATCCGGCCCCTTGGTATTGAGTATTATTGATAGTATCGCTCTGAGAAGTCTGCCATGCTCCCAACGCGTCCTTATAATATAACCATAAATCATTGCTGGCTGTCGCAGAATCGAAGGCAAGGCAATCAATTGAAGTTGTGCCGTTATTAACAGTCAAGGCCCCAATTTCAACGTGTAAAGTATCGTCTTCCAATGTAAAATCAGTAATAATATCAAATTCTTTGCGATAATATTGATTAAGCATAAGTTTTTCCGGCAGGCCATATCCTGCTTGGCCTATTGGAATAACATTCAATTCGCTGTCAAAATATAAAACAGCACATACAGAAATAATTGAGCTGTAATTAAAACTGGTTGCATCGGTATAAAGAGCATACGCAGGCGCGCCCGAGTTGTATGTAATACCAATATAATTAACCTGGCTGGCAACCAGTGTAAAACTGGCCTGTGCAATTGTACTTTCTCCAAAAACTCCCGAAAAGGTTGCTGTTGACCATAAAAAGGCCGTACAAGTTGGAACCACATAAACCCCCCCCACTAAAATTTTCGGCAATGTTGGGAAAGTTCCTGAAATGCCTGCGGACCTTGCACCATCCATGTATGCACTAACCGCCGATTTTTCGTAAACAAAATTATCAATATCTTTTGAGGTCAGTGTTTCTGTAATATCTTGATTAAGAATAAGTTCCTGTGGCAATGTTAGAGCTTCTGCAATATCGGTATTTGCCAACGCCCATTCCTGCAAAACATCATCAACTTCGTCAAGATTATTAACTGCAATCATTACATCATAATATGTTCCATCATGCAAAATTTCACAGTATCTTAAATTTTTATATGTCGCCATTTCAAACCCTCTTAATATATTATATTAGCTTAATCGCTTTTTCTAAAGTTTCATCTGCAATGCTGTCCAGCTCATCATCCGAAAAATCCTCAAATCCACTTTCTTCATCGCCCTGGCCTGGCTGTTCTCCGCCTTCCTGAGCGCCTTCCTGCCCACCCATTTCACTCATCTGCTTGCCCTGCATATATATAGAGTTTAGGATTATGTCTCCATGCTCTAAAGGCGGCAAATCGGATTCAGCCCGAATTTCGTTTACAGTCTTAAACGTTTCAACATTCTTTTTTCTTAAATCAGCCTCAAAGTTTTTATCTTTTGCAGACAGGCCGTTAAATCTAAAAACAAAATCTTTTGCAAAATCGTACCCTGACACTTTTAAGAATCTATTACAGATATACGCGAAGCCACTTAACATTTCGCGCGTTCCTCGATTTTTAGAGAACATCTGCTTGCCGTCTGTGTTCTCTGATAAAACTGCCTGGGCCTGATTAAGCCTTAAACCTAACTCAGAGCTGTCAACTCCCATAATAGAGCAGGTCAAAGCGCCGACAAATTCCATGTATTTCTGATATTCCATATCACGGTTAGTTTGTAATAACGGCAATACTTTCGCGTCACCGTTAAGGATAGGGATATTCCATTGACCGTCCATTGCCTCAAAATTGGCCTGCCACTCATCCTGCATGTCTTCGAGTTGGTCCATTGTATATCCGCTTTCTCTGCCCATAGCAATTGCAACTTTTGGAATGGCCCCCCTGGACAGGCCGTTGCTATTAAAGGTCAAAGAATTTATAAACGCGACTATTGCAATATTGGCTTTTTCAACTACTGACAACCCCTGCTTATAATATCTAATATCGTTTAGCTCATTTCCCAGGTCAAAAATCAAATCGTTTTCTCGAAAAGCTGCTGTCACCCCGCCGCCGGAAGTCCCGTATAAAAGTTCCTGGACGTATGCAATTTCTTCGATCGGAGGAACCTGCGACAGTTTAGCCCGTCTTATTTCTTCTGACACCCTGGTCCAATTTGAAGCAATACCAAAACCGACCTGAGTTGTTGACCCGTAAAAGCCCCCAGGAAGGACAGGGAGAATCGTTGCGCCGTCCAAGACCCATATCGCGGCTGTCTCTCCCTTTTTGTCTCGTTCAATCTCCCATACAACTTTATCAATTAAAATCCTGTCGCGGACATATTTAGTTATAAGGTCCTTAAAATCATCATGTTTTGGTTCTAACCCCTGATAGTCTGGTCTATGGGTATTTATAAAAATATCTTCTAAAAATTCTTTTTGTTGTGACCTGGCTGAATTTAAAGTTTCTTTCGGATCACGAAGGGCAATTTCCCATCCTGGGACATCTTTATCATTGGAAACATAAGAAAATTCAAGGGCTTGCTGAATTCTGAGGGTTATAATGGCCCCAACAATACCGTTGCGCCGTTCAACTAAGCGCAACATATTATCGGGTATTTTATCTCTTGGATAGACTACATTGTTAAAACTGGTATTATTTAACCAGTCATATTGAGTCCCTTTTGAAACGGATTTGAAAACTTTTTTGTCCAGTTGTTTTACTGCATTTTTGGCATCTTTTAGAGCAGAATTATAATCTATTGGAGTGACATTATAATCGATAATTTTAGTTTTCTGGTTGCTGTTCATCGGCTTCTATTGGCATCTCTTCTTTAGCAGTTTTATCTGTTTTTGTTGTCTTTTTACCAATAGAAGACTTTTGCAAAGGTACAGACTGAATATTATTATTATCGTCTACATATACAATATCGTCAAGCACATTTTGACTAACTGCAATCATAGACCATAAAAAAGCTAAAACTTTTGGAATGTTCCTGTCGCCTTTGGGAATCGCGTTTTTTGGAATTTTATTCCATACTTCATCAAAAGCATCTGAAAATTTCATTTTATTGTCTCCTTTAATATACTGAAAATTATTTTTGCCGTGAGCTACCTGCTACTTTTAAGAGCAGGCTTCCATTTTCATCGAATTTCGACTTGAATCTTGAAAATTACTTTTTAAAGATTCAGAGGTCCAATCCTCAAATGTTGTACTGTTACGCCCCATAACAGAATTGATTTTTTGTTTTTGTCCAATCAACAAAATATTTTTTGCACTATGAATATCTCTATCTTGAGAATAGCCACATATACAAGTATATACTCTTCCAGAAAGCAACACTTTATTTAACAAGCCACAATTTGGACATAATTTAGTAGTAGGTTGCCATTTATCAAGTACGAAGGTGCTTTCTAAACTTTTTAATTTAGACTTTATGGCCCCAAGTGCTGAATGTTGAACCTGTTTTCCAAATAATCCTTTATGCCAATTTGCTATTTGTTCATCTTGAATAAATATTTCTCCATACTTTCCTTTTAAATAAGATACCAATTTGTTTACTTTATCTTTTTTAATATTAGATATTTTTTCATACGAAAACTTATGTCGTTTTAAAACACTTAATGCCTTGACCGCATTATGTATCCTTTTCTGTAGAGACTGTTTCATTTGTGAAGATAAATATAACAGAGTACGTTTTTCATATTCACCCAACACCTTAATCGACACTTCTTTGTTTTTAGATATTGAAACATCAAATATATCTTCTTGGTTTAATATGTAATTATAAAACCACTTTGCCTCAATAAATATTTTTTTTAACCATTCTTTCTGGAAATTGTTTGTATGGCTATAATCAATCTTCAAAAAATAGCTTTTACATATTTGAAACTTTCTTTTTTCACGAGTACATGCCAAAGTTTCTTTAATTTTGTTTATTTTTTCTTGACTTGTTTTCATATTTCTTAAAATAAGAAAGATATTCCCCAAAGTCAACCTATTTAGATAAAATCTATCCATAAAAATTTTTATTACTTCCGTAAAGCTAATTCATAATTTTTTTGCTTAATGCTTTCATAGATTATTAAATCCGTTAACTTTAGAAGNTGAGTATTTTNAAAGGCCCTGTCAAAAAACGGNACAAANTTCAATTCTTTAATAAAGGACATTAAGGCGCTGCCGGTCAACGGAATTACATTNGGATTATTTTCAATGCCTAATTTAAGCTGTTCTTTGACCTTCAATAATTCAGGNAAGTATAATGTTTTTTCCCATGCCTTCTGCTTGTCTTTAGTCAATTCCCTTTTACCGCCTGCATAGGCTAAATAATAAGTCTGGTCTAAATAAATNGTNTAATTTCCTATTCGTTCGCTTTTTGACATATTCTCCCCCAAGTTGGTATATTCAAATAAAAAAATAAAATTTTGTCAAACCTTATTTTCTTTATTTTTCTTTATTTGAGCTTTAATGACATCCCGTCTTTTTCTGCGCTCTTCTTTTTTCAATTCTATTAAAGATTTTTTGGCATCAGACAGGGACCCTGAGAGAATTGACGGCTTGCCTTTCATTCTTGAAAGTGGTTCAAGAGCATACATTGACGCTTTTATTGCATCATCAAATAAGTCAACCGGCTTGTCTGTTGGCTGTCCGTCTTTATTTTCTTTCCAATGGTATGTTTGAACCTCTTGTGCCGTTCGAGGGCATTTTGTATCATCTATAATCCATTTCTGAGTCTTAATAAAATCTATTCCTCTCGTTACAGAATCTTTTCCCTTAATTGCCGGAATTGCTGCATATCCNCTCTGCACCCACTCTTTTATTTTAGATGGTTCTGCACTATCACAAATAACCTGTTGANGTTTACCTAAAACATTAAANTCCTCATTCATTTCAATAANTTCTTTATTCGTTTTCTCAAAAGCGCATAGCTCATTGTATGAATACATAACTCCATCTTTAAAACCTATTTTAACAATAACCTGNGGATGAACAAACCCAAAATCAAGGCCGCAATAAATCGCATCAAAATCATTTTCAGAATAGGGACAAGTACCAAAGGACCAATTGTCAAAAATAATATTTCCNAAAGCCCCCCANTCTCCTAAACAATATACACGNTAAAATTCATAATCAATTTCTTTATACCCTTCCAGTACCGTTTTATAATCATCATCTATAAATTTATTATCTAAATATGTTGTTTTAATAATATAAACAGAAATTCCTTTTATTACTGTCCCATCTTCNCTGATTTTATCTCTCTGATAAGATTTTTTATCTATAAATTCTCTTTTTATCCAGTGAGTATTTATTATNGGATTAAGTAATAANGTAAGTTGAAATNTTATTTTTGCCTGCTGTCCTATTCTAATACCTCTTANCCTGGCATTAAGCTGGTCAAAGTCTTTTTGAGATATTTCGGAAGCCTCTTCGATAATAATGTCTGTTAGAATTCCTTCAGGGAAAGTAAAACTTTTAATTTTTTCAATATTATCAAGACCTTTTAAGACAATCATATATTTTGTTGCTTTAACAGTGAATGTCATATCTGTCTTATTTATTGCAAAAAAAGACGATAAATTCATCTGACTGATAAGCTGAACAAGTAAGGCATAAGTGCTACTTTTATTTGTTGCTGCGACTTTTCTACAAACTAAATAGTTATGTCCTGGCTCAACTAAAATTTTATATATAGCTTCCTGAAATTCTTGAACGGAATTATGAACAACCGTACAATCCTCTAATAAAAATAAATTATCTCCATCTACCTCAAAACCAAAATATTTTCCTTCTCCATAATTTTCAACAGAAATTCCAGTAATCATGGGATTCTTATTTTTTGAAAATTTCTTAATTTTTTTTCTTTCAATTTTTACTGGAATTTCTTGAACATTCCCTGAAATATTCATTCTATAATATGTTCCGGTAAACTTTTTCCCATTCACCATACAAGATTTTTTAGTTTTCTGAATTTCACAACGAAATCCGAGTGAATTACATAAAAATTTAATTTGTTCTGTTAGAGTTTTGTTTTTTTGAATAAAATCATAACAATTTTTTTGTAAAGACCCATCAGTATCAATCAATCCGGCTAAAAGTGCGAGTCTATTTTTTCTGGAATTATATAAATAAGATTCAGGAATATGCTTATTTTTTATAAGATTATATTTACGCAATAAATTTAAAATTTTATTTGGACCAAAATAGAACCTATCTCCATAAACAAGTTTGAAAGTTTTTGTATTTCTATTGTTTTTATAATCGATGGAAACAGAGGCATTATTTTTTTTGGCAAAAGAATAAATAAAATCTTCAATTTCTTTGTCTTCTGTCGTTATTTGTGGTCCTTTTGCTGAACCATCTCCCAACCATATACCCAAAAAATATGGATCTAAATGAATCTTTTTATTTTTAAATTTAATTTTAGAGCGATACCCTCTAAAATTTGTTTTCCAACGCTTACTTTTAGATAAATACTCTTTTATTTCTATGTTAATAATATCTTCATAAGAACTATACCTACCATTAGGTCTTCTAAAACTACCAGAAAGTGTTTTTTCTCCCCTATCTTTTTTACAACTTTCAGATTTTTTAAGAGTCAAAATATGGTTTTCGTTAACAATATAATCTATCCCTTTATTTTGTTTTACTTTATATAATTTTCCAAATCCAGAATGAGTCTCCAATACCTTTCGTGGGGTAGAATCAGGCCCCATAAGAATGTCCCCTGAAACAATATCTTCTACATTTTTTAATTTACCAGAAAACAATATAACTTTTGTTCCACGCCCAAAACATTTCCCTGATCCTGAGCCGCCAAAAGAAATTCTAACTCTGGATTTGTTTTCAAAAAAATCCCAAAATACGGGATTCATCATTTCATAGAATCTCGAAAAATCTAATTTCATTTATTATAATAAGACTATTTTCTTTACGGTCTTAAATGACCGCAATAAGATTGAACATTTTCATTGTCAAAAGACATTCCCCTTAATAGATAATAACGCCCTTCATATCCACAATTTTTGTCCGCCCATAACCTGACATTAAAAGTTTCAAAAATACACCTACAAAACATTTTAATTTTCATTCCTTGAACTGCTCTCTCCCTGGAAAACAATTCATATTTATTGTCTTGTGTCGCCACTTTGCAGGCTTCTACATAGTTTTCTTCAGCGAGTGCCATATTTGTACATTGCATGACTTCCTCTTTTTTTATTTCTTTGCTCCAAAGATTTACAGTCACCGACATTAAGACCAAAAGTACAACCGTTAATTTTTTCATTTTACATTCTCCCTGTTTTAAATTTTATTCCCCAAACATTTTACACGTTTNTCAACCACTCCTCCNNTTAGAAGGGCCTGCATCATNTGCACCCCCTCATTTTTATTCGTCTTCTTCTTTCCCTGGCCTCACCGCAGGCACTATCTCNATAGTCCCTGAGTGTTCAACCTTTTCGTTTATGATTCCGAAAATTTTNTTTANTTCCTGCATNGCNTTTATTTTATCCATTAGCTTGATTGACGTTTTAACGTTCTGCCCTTCCTTCGTGTCTGAAACGGTCCTGTCATACTGCTGAATCGGCAGAGTATTCAATTCAGAAAGTTTTTCTGCTTTAATCTCTCCATTTTCATCGACATAATCACCTATGTCCGCCGTTGCGGCTGAATACAGTGAATTAAATATATGAGATATTTTTTTGTCTCTATCTTCCCAGGATTCATCTAATTTTTTTTGTATAGCTTCCGAAACGCTGTCTTTTGCTAACATCACCGCTGCTTTAGCTCTCGCAGAGTCATATTTNGCANTAGGATATACTTGCATATATGCTTTTGTTGCATTAAGACCTAATGNAAAATAAGCNTGAATAAATTGATTTTCTTTTTCAAGAAGTTTTTTAGACTTCTTTTTCTTCTCTATCATAAATCCCCCATCCTTTCAAAATCTTCCGGCATATAAATGGTTTTATATTTTACATCAAAAAAACCTTTTTCATTATCGGCCATAACATGCGCTATGGCTTTTTTATTTTCAAAATTTGAAAATGCAGCTTTTATGTTTTTTTGAATAGAAAGTTTTTTAGTAGAAATCATTAAACAAGTACCATCCAATTCCCTTTTCCATAAAAAAATTACATGCCCACCGGTTTTATATATTAAATAAAAGGTCCCGATATATTTATATATTTTGTTTCTATATTCGATTGTAGTCCCCAGAATATAATATGCAATTGCCGAATAATCGTCACAGTCTCCCCAACGTCTTTTTAAAATAAAAAACGGATCGGACGTGACATCCCATAGGTGATATATTTTGTCCTTTTCATAGTGAATCAGTTCAACTAATATTCTCCACATTGATTCTGAGCTAACCGGCGGAATTATTTTATTAAATTCATTTTTAAAATTATTATAATAAGGCATACTTCTTTCAAAATATCTGTATATTCGGGACCATACCAAATATATTTTTATAATTATACTATAAATTGTTTTCATTATTTTTTTTCTTCTCCTGAGCTATAAAGCAAAATTAAACTTCTTAAAAGTGTATCCGGCACTTTTATTTTATTTTCTGTAATAACCTGCATAAGTTCTTTAATTATGAAATCTTTAATTTCAATTTCTTTTTTGAGTTTTGTAATTCTGTTTGAATTGTTTTTCAAAATTTCACCTCTATCTCTGTTCTGGAATTATTTAGTGTATAAAATTTAAACATTTTTTCGCATCCATAAACCTGATTATCGTCATAGAAAACTATTTTTGACATAGAGTCAAGTGTGAATTTTTTTAAATTATCCAAATCCGGTTTTTTACAATATGGATAGTTTTCATTTTTAATTAGCTCTATAAATTTTTTATTTCTTTGCTGTTTTGTTGGTTCAAAGAAAAAAGTTGTATTAACAATTACTGGGATATTAGAGGGTATAACTTCAAAGTTTTCAGGCAATTGTTTTTTAATAATATTCTTTGCAATATTTATTTCTTTTTCCTGGGGATTATACCAGCCATGCGGGCCTTTTCGGGCGCGTTGTTTTCCGAGTGGTTTTCCTGGCAAAGTTATGTATAGGATATTATTCATTGGCCTTGTATATAGTGTTTATTTTATTTTTATTCTGAGTGCTTTCAGATGTTATTTTTTTTAAATCCAAAAGACTATTTATATATTGTTTTCTTTTTTCTGGATTTTTTATTCCCCTGGTATGTTGTATTATTTCCCATAATCCTATTCCATTTTTTCTA